CTATGGTCGGTTTGTCGCCGATAAGTTCGATGCTTTCGATTTCATCCATGACGAAGTCGGTGGGGTTAAGATTGTGCTCTTTCATAATTGTTGAGTATAAAGTTGATGCAATTTTGCGTTACAATGTCTTTGTTTGATGCGTAATCGGCTTCCCAAATAATCAGAACAATGTATCCCTTTTTAGTAAGCCAATCAATTCTTTTCGTGTCATATTCCCAAATATCTTTCGCCAGTTTTGGACCACCTCGAACTGGAACTATTTCATTTGCGGAATAGTATCGAGGGTTTCCATGCCAATAATCGCCATAAAATTCGATGATTACATTTCCGTACTTAAAATCTACCGACGCTCCCTGGCAAAATTCTTCGTTGATAAAGAAATATTGTTCGCCTCCGTGGAGTGCATACTTTATTTCGGATTTATTGTCCAGATGCGGTTCTATATTATTAAATAGTTCTTGAGATACTTTACTATATGTAACAGATTCACTCTGATACTTTAGTATTTTTTCAGCCATCCGTATGTACCGGCGGGTTCCTTCATCTTGGCCATACCGATTTATAAATGATTCATATGACGTTTTGTTGTTTGATTTGCAATACATTTCCCACTTTAATGCGCCGTCAATTTTTCCATATTTTTGGATGTATCCAACTAATGATAACGTTTTCTTCCTATCATCAATGCGGCGCCGCCATCGAGCATATCCTTCTTCCATCCCCCACTTGTTCTGAAATTCTTCCAACGTCAATCCATTCTTCCAAATGCCGGACGCTTTTCGTTTCTGAATTCCGACATTCCAGTTTGCAAGGTATTCATTCCAACGGCGTCTTCCTTCCACTTCGCCAAATTTTTCTATGTACCCAGATTCTCCGAGGTTGCTCTTCTTCCTTTCACACAATTCCAACCACTCGGCTTCCGTGTGATTTTTTGTATATGATTCCTTGGTTACGGCGACGGCTTCTCCACGAACTGAAAACAACTTTCTGCCAACCGATTCGCCGTACTTGAGAATCAATCCTTCTAGGCTACACGCATCATTTTTGAGATTCTTACTCCGCTCAAATAGAATGTCCCACGGGACTTCGGACACATCATTCTCAATCAATGTTCGAAGCATACAAAGTTTTCTGTTTATGAGAACGTTCTTATCGTACAACGGAATCAGACGTGCCAAATTTGTTCGAATATTGTCCGAAAAACTTTCGGATAGTTCTCGTATTGGCTTTTGAGATAGTAACTGATCAACGGATCGGAAATGCGTTTCACGGACTTTATTTCGCCGATTTATATTGGATACGTCAAATATTGTTTTACCAAATTCATCGCCGTATAATTTTATGAAATACGGCAAACTACCAATATGTTCCGACTTGGATGAAATAAGTCGATCGCACCAATTTGCAATGCCGCATTTCAGAAAATTTTGTATTATCGTCTGTTTATTGGAAATTTGTGAAATTGTATATTTTTTGATTAGAGTGTTTATCTCATCAATCGCAGCTGCATTCGGCGAAATGCCGCAATATCTACGAACAAACGAATCGGCTGACTTATAATATGATTGTTTCATATGTGCATATAAGTATGCACTGCAACCACAAAATGTCAAGGTTTTACCAACAATTTGTCGCCGACAGACAATCCACTAATTATAGATTTTAGCTTGCCATCGGATGTCGGAAGCCTGTGTTCGGCTGAAACATTAACTTCCTTGCCAGATTTTGTTCTTATTTTATAGACAGGCTGAACCTCGATTGGATGCACATTGGTCACTTTTCTATATCCAACGTGAGTTAGGATATTATCGCCGACTTTTACATCGCCGATATTTTGCCTTTTACCATCAACCGTGACCGTATCCATAATCCAATGACATCTGTTTGTTTGAGACGCCGTCCAGATGGGAATCTGTAGTTCGCCAGCCACTGCACGAAGCTCTTCGTAAATGCCGCCCATTTCGGAATAGCTATTTGCGTTCTTGTCCTTCTCAATCGGACGAAGAATGTCGGCGTAGTCCACAACGGCGAGGTCAACCTTGATTCCCTCGATCATCTGAATACGCTCGATGTGGTACTTCAACGACTGTGCGCTAACGGACTTGAGCGGAAAATACTTGACCTTGAGTCGTCCGGGAATCTGCTTGACTTTTTCCTTCACCTCTTCCACGTGATTGCGGATGTCCTGAAACTCGAAGTGGGTGAAACAGCAGTCATACCGAAGGCCGACATAGTTCTCGTTGAGTTCGAGTGTGAAATGAGCGACGTTCTTTGCCAGCTTCATTGCTCCAGACCCGAGTGCCGCCAAAACCCAGCTCTTGCCAGCCCCCGCCGGGGCGACAACCACGCCTAACTCTCCCGGTCCGAGACCGCCATCCATCAATGCATCGATCGCGTCGAAACCGGTTGGAATTGTTGCGCGGCACATCTGACTCATTCGTATATCAATCTCCGTCTTGTAGTCGTGACCGAGATTACGTTCTGCGCCGGCCTTCATTGCATTGTCGACTAGAATCTTTATACGGTCGTACTCGCCGGTCTTGAGGTGGTCGACGGATTCCAAAATGGCGTTCTTGAGCTTTTGATTCTTGCAGAATTCAAGGAACTGCTCACGAACAAAAACCAAATCCTTTTCAGTCAGCTTGAGATAAACAGACTTGAGATGGTCAACGACAGAAGCCTTCAACATTTCGTTGGAGATTGTGTCAACCCGAACCTTAAATACCTGCATCGTTGGAAGTTCCTTGTAGGAGATAAAGTAACTCATAATCTCTTTCAGAATCCACTGATGTGCTTCATTCTCAAACGCGGAGACGTCTACGATGTCAATGACGCGTTCGAGAAAGCTTCTGTCTGTCAAAATGCCGGCGATGATCTTTGATTGAAAGTCGAGGCCGAACTTCTTGAGATTGTCGATAATAACTGGTGCCATGAATGATGATACAATAGATTAGTGTGTGAGTGAGGTCAATGTGTAAATAGTCAGTCCTTAAATACGGACAGTGGATAAAAAACCGATTGTATCCAAACATGATGATTCGGAATGGAATGGTGCATGGAATATCTTGTGAGTTTCTGCACAAAAGCGAACTTGTTCAGTTCGTAGTATGTCTTAACCGAGTCGAGAATCTGTGTCTGCAATGCTCCAGAAATCGATGGTTCCGCCAACTGCATCAACATGTGGTTACGTGTCACCTTGTCGCAGTTCTCGGTCACGTTCGCATAGACCGTATTTTCATTGGAGCGGTCCATTGCATAGCTCAGAAGTTTTTCCAACTCAACTTGCGTACGTTCTGTAAGCATCGGAAACCGTTTGATCGCGGTCTTACGACCGACGCCCTTGATTCCGTCAATGTTGTCGGATTTATCGCCGTCGAGAATTCGGTAGAACACGAAGTTCCACGGATAGATACCATACTCATTGACAATATCCTGAATACCGTACACTTTCTTCTTGACGGGACTCCAAACACTGACCCGTTCATTGATGAGTTGGTAGAAGTCCTTGTCGGCGCTCATGATAGTCACTTTCTCTTCCGGTTTCGAGAAAACGTGATGCGCCAAATATGCGATCACATCGTCCGCCTCGATGTAGTCGATTGATAGAACGGTGACAGGAAGCGACGTCAAAAAATCTGCCAAGATCGACATCTGATGATACATGTTTTTCTCTTCACCGGCAGCGTCCAACAAATCGTCGTAAGCACGATTGAGACGCTTGATTGGCTTTCGGCCGGACTTGTAGTCCGGATAGATTGCCCGACGACGTTGGCTACCACCTTTGCCGTCAAATACGATGATAACTCGGGTGGGCGTCAGCAACTTGATGGCATAACCAATACTGGTTAGAAAACCGGTGACGCCGCCGACGTGCTCGCCGTTGTCATTGAGAGTTGGAGTTACACAAAACGTTGAGATAAAACGATTGGTCCCGTCTATAATAAGTACGTCCGAATTTCTAGTCCGTTGCTTCACTATAACATTTCCGGATGAATCCCGGTGTTCCTGTTTGATATTGTCAAACAATGAAAAGAGCTTTGACTTGTCGATTGCCATATAAAAGACGTGCGGGAATATCTCATCCCGCACGTCAATTCATGCCCAACTCTTATTCGCCCATGCCTTCGCCGCCCGAATCGACTTCAATATCGTCTTCCAAGCTGTCGCCTGTGGTACGATACTTCATCACACGTGCAGCGCACAGTTTTTGATAAAGATATTCCTTGATGTCAGGCCTTTCAGCCAACATCTTCGGAAAATCCTTTTTCTCGAACTTGACCGTCTCCGGCTCCTTGCCTTCGGTCTCAAGGATGAACTGGAGAGACTTTGCCTTTTTGTTGGCCTCCTTCTCCTCTTCAATCTCCTTCTTGGTCTTTTTCTTACCGGTATCGTCGGCCTTCTCGGCTTTCGCTGGAGTCACGATGTCGTATTCGGTGAGAAGTTCCAGCCAGTTGCCGTAGTTGTCGATGCCACGGTCAAAGAAGATGTTGAACTCGGTAGAACGCATCGGCGGTCCCATTCGGTTCTTGATAATCTTTGACTTGGTCTTAATGCCAACAACAGCGTCGCCGACCTTGATCTGTCCGACACCCTGTAGACGGATGCGGACCGATGCGTGGAACGCCAACGCCTTGCCACCAGAAGTGGTCCAGGGGTCGCCGAAGCCAACGAAGCCGAGCTTCTGTCGAAGTTGGTTCGTGAACACGAGACACACACGTTGACGGGCAATCATCTCGGTGATCTTGCGCATCGCCTTACTGATGATGATGGCCTTGCCAGTGGCGTAACCATCCTGTCCGTGATCTGACGCGAGTTCTTTTGACGTCGAAGCTGCCGCTACCGAGTCAACGAGAATGGTGACGAGACGATTGTTGTTCGCCTTGCGCACCTTCGCAACGATAGATTCGATAGTATCGAAGATTTCCTCAACCGTATTCACGCTGACGTAGAGCATCTTGGTAATATCAACGCCAATCGCTTGTAGGAAATCGGGAGATACCGACGACTCTGTATCAATGAACACTGCTACACCGCCCTTCTTCTGCGTTTCTGCAAGAAGATGAGCGCCCATCAAGCTCTTTCCGCTATTGTGGTTCAGAATACCATTTCCGTAATAGCATTCTTCCGGATGATCGACCGTGATATCAACAATCGGAAACTCGCCAATGTAATCTACGCTTTCCACGGTTGCAAAATGCGTACTTTCTGTCATTAATCGAGTTATCTTCGGCTTTAGATCGGAGGTTTTGATCCATCCAGAGTTGGCGTAAAAAAGGTGATTTGCCGAACACTTGATTTTCTCACCGGTTTCCAATGTGACCAAATACGTCTTGAGAACACCCTTCTCGATGTAATTGGTTATTTTCACGAACTCTCCGCCTAGTGAGAGAACCTTGACCGATTTTCCAGCCGCAAGTAGGTCTTTAACTTCACGTATAGTTATTTCAGTTTGCTTCATAATTCCAGTATTTTTTCAGTTTTTTGAGATTTGTCGCATCTATTATGATACTACCATCTTTCATCCCATTGTCGACATTATTCAGGTTTTTATATGGCGATAAGTCATACGTTTCTTCCGTGATTATCGCGCATCCAATTGAGAATCTATTACAATAATCAACCAATGCTTTATATTTTGTCAAGTTCTCCGCGAGATTGACCATTTGCGATGGTTTGATTTCACACACGGTTGTTCCTATGACAATATCCGGATTGTATGTTCTTTGCACACCATTATAGTTGTATTTTATCCGATGCTTTGACAATTCAAATTTGATATTGTTAGTTTTTAGATATAAGTAAACGGCCAGTTCTAACGAGCTCCGAAAAAATATTCGGCATCCATCGACAATGATCCATCCTTTAATTCCGATTCCCGCTTTTTTAGATGGTGATCGTCCATACATAGGATTAAGAGTTCCTGATTGTGGATTTTCTTTTGGGTAACCAAATTTCTCGCACAACTGCTTTATTTTTTTTGATCCAAACCCAAATTCCGAACGCATCTTTGCATATACCTGCGTTTTGTATAGACCTGACGTTTTGAGTTCTGTGAAACGGTTGATTATCTCATGGGTGATTGGCTTGAGTTCTACGCCGGCTAGTATATTCGCTGACTTTCGTCCATTTATTCTAGCGGTTTGTCGGATTTTTTCTTCACCGTTGGCTGCACACCTTTCATATAACCCGAGATTTTTCAGTATCAGCTCTATCTGTTTTAACGGCGTTCCAAATTCTTTATACAAGTCATATGTAGTAAACGATCTTTCTATTACACACCGGCGAATATCGTCCGCTAGATTTTTGAGATTGTGTTGTAACGTTTCGTTTCGCTTGTATTGCGATATTTTAGAAATTTGCGACGATTTATAACAACGATTGTTGTTTCGTAATTTTTCAGTTAGTTTGAGTTGTTCGGCTATCCGTTGGATTGCTTTTTTGGAACGAAGACAAAATGAGTTGCGAACTATTATTTGAGTGAGACCGTTCCCATCCAAAATCAAAGTTCGCAACTCATCAATCTCCGACATTGATAATGTGTATTTATTTACAGATTTCTTCATGGTCGTGATTATAAATATCACGGCGCTGGAGAAATCATTCAATAATCACTTTTATTTTCGTATCTTCTGTAACACATGCTTCGAGGCCGGTCAACTCTGTGATACGGCCGACAGGCACACCGCCGTAAGGTCGGTTTGAGATGTCGAGGTCAACCATGCTGTTGCCTGTGGATACCCAATCGACGATTTGCGACGGATCTTCTTCGTTGTCAAGGAAAAACGCAATCTTGCCGTGGTCCTTGTTTTCCTTGTTCAACGATTCCAACAACGTGTCGGCAAGATTGTCCCGCACGTCATCTGATTCTGATTTCTTTGCCATGTTTTCCTTTATGGTACGGTCCAAAAGGCGGCGGCAATATCACGCACGCCGCCCGTTGAACGGATTTTGTCAGCAGAGCCGATTAGCTCTTGCTATTGAACAGATCGTCGAACTCGTCGGCGACTGCCTGAGCGTTTGGCTTCGGTGCTGGATTTGCGGTCGCTTCAATCGTAGCGGACTTCGGCATCGGCGCCGGAGGAGCATCTGAAGCAACTTTAGCGGCCGCCGCGGCTGCCTTTGCGGCCGCGATTGGCGACTTCTGAGCCGGAGTTTCCTCGTCGTCATCGGTCGGAACGGCACCAGCCGTACCATCAGCGGTTCCCTCGGCCGGAGCGTTAAGCCACTCATCCATGACCTTGGTGAGCTCCTCGTAGGAGAGTTCAGGCCAGAACGTCAAAATATCAACCTGATTCTTGACAGCTTCCTTGACAATGGCGTCGGCCGGATCAAATGCCGCCGTCTGATTTGGCTTGCAGCGAATCGTGGACTCACCCCACGCCTTGCCGGTCTCTTCCGGAGTCTTGAACTCGACTACGAGATCGCGGCCGACGCGAACATCGGTGATGTCACCGTAGTCTGGATCAGAGATGATGCTCAGGATTTCCTGATACACCTGTTTGCCCATACCCCAATACTTGACACCCTCCTGCTCGGCTCCACGAACCAGAATCGGAACGTAGACGCGCATCTTGGGTTCGAGCTTGCGACCTTCCTTCCACTCTTCCTTGTCGCCGGTCTTCTTCAACTTGTTCGACAACTCCACAATGGGATCAGGACGGTTGAACGTAGCCGGCGATAGATAGGTCTTCTGATTGATGCCATAGTGGAAAAGCAACTCCACGAACGGATTGTCGGGCTGAAACTTGTACGGGATGATACGAATTACGTTCTTTCCCTTGTTCGGCTTCCACATGTGTTTAGCCTTGGTGTTGTTCGTCTTCAATGATTCGAGACGGCTCTTAACTTTGCTTAGATCGAGTGCGCACATAGTATATTTATTCCTCAGTGTTTTATTTGTTATTTCGTAATTGCAGTATGCAACCAAGAAAGTGATAGAGTATTCAGTTGTTACTCATTTGTCAATGTGTAAAAAGTCAATACGTTATTATGTTCGTCGGCATTGAACGCCAGCGTCTATAAGTATCGTGCAATCCACAAAATCACTCCGTTGAGCGAACGATTTTCAGCAAAACTGTTGGGAAAACCATAATGGATTTTCCATTGACAATGACGAGACTGTTACGATAACGATCCCAATCAATCTCATGTCGTGGGTTCAAGCTTCCGGAAAAATCTTCGCCGGCCATAAGATTCAACGCGTTGATGGAGTATATCACGTTGAAGTCCTTCTTACGGTGCACCGAGATGGTTTTTGGCCGTCGTGGAGAAATCGCATCTTTACGAATGTTGTAGGTGAGATAGATGTCGTTGGAGTTGCATTGATTTTGCAAAACGTAAATGTCGCCATCCACTTTGTAAGTCAGCGAAATTTCAGATAGTTCCGACTCAAGTTCGGGCGGTGTCGTGAATGTACACAGCAGTTGTCGTTGAGAAAAGTCCATGAGGTCACAGAATTCCAGCTCGTAGAAGCTCCGCGTGTAGCACACGTCCCTCGTTCATTTTTTTCTGCGCAAATGCCTTCAATGATTCACGGTCGGTGAACTTAATGGGAACAACCTGACCATCCAGTCCAGTCACGGCGACCTGTTGTCCCTTGCTGTCGTTCCAGTCACCGTACGGTGTATCAGTCCATTGCTGCTGTAGGGCGAACTCCCGTGTCAGTTTCACCAACGCCGATGTATCAGGTTCCTTGGGAGCCGGAGCTGGTGACGATGACTGTGCGGTCACGTTATTCGGATCACTCGGCGCCGAGGAATCCGATTTTTGTGAGTCCACGGCGGGCCCAGCGGCTGGCAACTCGGACGACTCCACACCTTTTGGTTCATCGTCCGACGATTGAGCTTGACTTCCATCCTTTGATGACGCTGCCAACGAAGTGGCCGATGGCAACTCGGACGCATCATTCGATTGATGTGCCGCCGCGTCGTCAGTTACACCTTCGCCGTCGGGCGCGGACAGTGTCCGTTGGTCGTTCTGTTCAGGCTCGGTCTCTGACGCATCTTGCTGTTGCTGACGAGCCTGTTTACCCTTCCGCTTGTAGTAGAGGTTCATTCCACCCTGACCGTGGGTTGGATCGGAAACGAAATGGGTCTTCTTCTTGATGGCGGCAGCACGATGCTCAGGAGTCGGAAAAGTTACCAACCAACCCTCCTTGTTGAAAGCTTGACGGTCCGGATACTTGCCATCCTTTAGAGTCATCTTGTTGACGACCTCCGACACAACCACTGGATCGATGTTACGGTCGAGCAGTTTTTCCGCAATCACCATTCTGTGATCGTCATTACCGATGTCGAGAACTCCACTTGGAATCCGTTGATCAATTGCGGCTTCGAGAAGGACGCTCTGTAAAAATGTTGAGAATGCGGTACTCATATAAAAACGTTTCCGGTTTGCGACAGTGTGCCGCCGTTGATTACATCAATCACGATTTGTTGTATGTCATTGTCCGATACGCCGTTTTCACACAGAACATCCTTAAGCGCTCGAACGTTCTCCACCGACGTGTGTCCAAACGCGAGTCCATCCGGAGAGTGGATTGCCCATTCGGAGAGAATTTTATCAAGATGCGAAGGTGTCATACGCGTATAAATAGAAGTATATACGACTTTTCTTTAGGAATATCGTATCCTATAAATAGCACTCAGATTGTGATCTGCACCATCTCATCATATGATTTTCCAGCGTACGCTTTGATAGGAAACTTACCGTTCACCATAATGTCTCGGATACGAATCAACGTGTCTTTTCCATCCTCACGGTGAAAGTCGTAGAGCAAACTATCGTACGTGTACAATGTTGGCTGAGTTTTTTTACCTCCGAGAAACTCTTGAATCCGACCGAGAGTTTCGACCGCCACTTCCGTTTCATACGCTTGCAAGATGTAGTTGAACAGTTTGTTCGGTGTCGGATCGTCAATGTGGCACGATTTGATCTTTCGAAAGTAAACGGGCGTCTCAACGTATCCGTTCTTCTCAAAGAACGACCAACGGTGGTCAATATAGGTCTGCGTAGCGTGGAAGTATGGTATGTGTAGAAACTGCTCGCGGATTCCGCCATACATCTGTTTGAAACACTGTCCCTTGGATGCCGCTACCTGCGGCGGAGTTGGATTGCCGGTTTTGTAGAAAAATGTCGCAAGATACTGATACGGATTCACATCGAATGGCATCTGATAGTTGGCCAAACTGGCAATCAATCGTGGGTGAAATGCGGAGTAGTCTATCAACACGAGCATGCCGTCGCTTCCATATCTGGACACGAACGACTTTCGTGAACCATCCTCCTTTGGTAGTGCCGCGAAGTTGATCCCACCAAATCTATTACTCGGTCGACCGGTTGACGTGAAAAGGTTGTATTGCGAGAAAATGAGATTCCCCTTGAGGTTCGCCGACTGCTCGGCGCCATGAAATGACAGAAACTCGGCTGGGTCGACAGCTAGACCAACCGATTCCAACTGCGCAAATCGTGAGAGGGCCGTATGATTGACGAAGTCAAAGCTCCGATCCAGCTCTGGAAGACTCTTCATGTCAAACCGACGAACCTTGTCGATGAACATTCCCGTCAACTTGGCTAACGGAACGGATCGGTTCAGTTCTGGCAGTGTTCGGAAGTTGGATTCCACAAAGGTCTTTGCGTTACACGTGACCTCGGACCACTCCTCAATCTCACCATCTTCGAGATACTGAATGGCGTTCAGATCCAACAGCTGCAAGTCCATACCAAACGATTGGTCGCACATTTTCTTGTCGAGTACGTATTTACGGGCGACTGACATCTGCATCGATTCCACGAACGATTTGTACCACTCGACGAGCACGTCGCCGGCAACTATCGTTTCGTTGTGGTAGATCGGCCAACACCATACCGAGTCATCATCGAGAAACTGTAACAGAATGACCGACACGTCGTTGTTACACGGATGTCGCTTGGAGTCTGCAAGCACGACGTCCAAAACAACGTCATCAACTTGCAGTTTTGATAGAAGGGATTCGAAGATGTCTGACGTATCTACAACGATCATTTTCAAATTATTATCGATATTTGTCAATATGTCAACGTTTTGTGCCGCAATAGAAATCGGCCGCCGTGGATACAAAAATTTTGTTAAGGGTTGGTTCTATCCTAAACTCGTATTGTATAACAACTTACCCGATCAATGGAAGAAGATGGTAAGTGATAGATACGAGTCGTGGGTAGAACTCTTTAACGATATAAAAAAGATGGACCTGAGATACCATTTTTCTTGGAAAGAGTGTCGCGACCGATTCCGAGTTTTGAGATTTCGATCTACACGGAGTAATGTTTTACACATTACGTCGCAAGTATGTTGAAATTATCTCAACGACCTCTCCAGAACTCAAGCGGATTATTTAGGATTCGCTCTACGCCGACGCCGAGTTTTTTTACGGCGGAAGCGTTGGTCTCAGCCACTCCACTGTCTTCTATTATCCCATTGACGACCGTTCTATCTCTCTTTCCGGAAATACGCCAATTCACGTTATCCAATCGGTATAACGTGGAATCAACGTTCGCAGACATTTCCGGATTGATTTCTTGGCCGACGGTGTCGTCATTTCGGCGAACAACGACCGTACGTGCAATGACGCCGACGTCATAGTCTGCCTTCGTTGGCGATGGCTTGTACTTTTGTGGTAACGGTTTTGTCGTTGGAATAGCCCGAAACGAACCGTACTCCGATGCAATGTTGTCGTTTGTTTTCATTAGGCTGGCGAAGCTGCGGACACCAATGGGCGAACCTTTGCGGTTATTGATGTTTTCCAGTTATTTTCGGAGATAATGTTCTTGACACCGTCTATCTGAAACACCGCATTCTTGTTGTTATACGGTTTAGGAACGGCGCTTAATGTGAACATGCCAAGGAAGGCGAATCCCGAGATTCCTTGGCAATCGAACGTGAACTCCGTACCAGGCATCATCGGCGTGGACAATGTCTTAGAAGAATCGCCACGTTCTCCCAGAGCCACAATCTTTTTCATGATCTCTGGGTTCTTTTCCACTAGGTAATACTTGTCATCGCCTTGTTGTAGAATCACAAATCCCTTGTCAGTTTCTCGTGCTGCATTGTCCTTGGCAGTCTGTTTTGCTTTCTTTACTTCACCGGCCGTTCTGGACTTCTTTTCGTCGGAGGTTTCTTCTGCGGCATACTCAAACGAACCGGGAGTTTTATACAATCTATCACCCGACATGAACCGACTAACGGCAATTTTTCCCTTGGCATCAACCGATGAGTTGTTTCCGAGAAGCGTTTGTGTAGCCATCTCTTGCTTCATCTGAACGTTCATTCCATATTCAGTGAAGCATGAATCTTCAGTTCGACCTATCTCAAAGTTGACTATGTTGGCGGAAGTGCAGTCATTTCCAGTCGAGACGGGACAAAACGATGTGTCAAACACGGTGATGTCACTTGGGTTCGTTGGGATTACTCTAAACTCCCAGAAGTTGGAGCCAGCTGCCGAGATTTCGCCGAGAATGTATTCCAATGCATGGTATAGTGTATCGTTCTGCTCAAATGCCGTTTTTACGAGATTGTTAGAAATGTAAATGTCACCGAGAAACCCCCAATATCCAGGTTTGGCGGCGGCATAAACCGTATCCACTACTCCGGATGGAGATTTTTTTGATGGGCCAAACACCGACGGGTCTTCATCAGCCACGAGTCCTCCACCGACGAGCATTGGAAATGGATTTTTTGACCCAATGATGTACTGCAAGTTGTCCACATCGTCGGTGAACTCAAGTGCACCAAGTGCAGTGGACAAACTTTCCGCCGTTGACTTGAGTTGATTATCCATCGTCGAGTTGACAATCGTCTTTAGAGAGTTCCGCGACGGATTGGCCATTTTTCGCATCAAACGTGGAGCATTTGCATTTGGAATGAGAACGTTGACGTTTTTGTTATCGGAACCCGCGCAAACAGCTTTTATCAGAGGATGTGCGCCAATCTTCGTATTTGAGAATCGGAATACTAGATTATTGGCACCGGTGGTATATCTAATACTACCAAACAAGTTAAAGATGGCTTGAAGCGCCCGCATGTTGATCCAAAACTTAACATTGGGCTCTATTTCTGGATATTTCTCCCGCGGTTTCTTAAATATCCAACCGTTTTCCTGAATGATCCACGCTAATCTGAACTCTTTTCCGTTAAACTCTTCCACGAGTTTATCCTTTTTGGCCATTAAATTGTCAAATCTGGTTTTGATGAATTCTTTTGCACTTGCCGCGGATTTGTTACTAACAGTGATTCCCGTTTGGTCTTTGATATTCACACCTTCTAACATGAACGATGGATTGACGACGACTGTGTATCCTTCGTAGTTTCCCTGATTGTCCATCGTATACCCATAATCGACGATTCTACCGATATGGCAATCGTAATCTCCTCCGGAATTTGAGATTCGTTCATAATATGACTCGCCACCGGTGAACATTTCCAGAAGTTTATTGGAATCTCTGAGATCTAACAGCGATTCAACGCTAAAGTTGTTCCATCCCCATTCTATGACAGCTGTTACACCCAAACTCAGGAAATATGGCGTGATGTATTCCAGTTGTTCCATTGAGAAGCATTTCCACTTAACCGTCGCCTTTTTACATAGACCGGGGAAGCTGGAGCCTGCTCCATAGAACTCGGTTTCAATAGACCGCATTGCCGGCGGCGGCCTGTGCGGAAATGTTATTGGAGCGAGCGTGTGTGGAATGTTATTGACATCTCGGCCAATGATTTGCTTTCCGTCAGCACCGAATCCAAACTGCTCATCAAATCCGATCTGACCTGAAATCGTATTCGTGTTTGGTCCATTGAGAATGAATCCATCGAGATTCCCATGCTCGGCCACTTTTCCGTTTGAGCATACGCGTGCCCACGCCGTGCGTACGGCTTCCGTATCCGCGGCGTTGATAGAATGCCACGCGTACGATTTTGCACGCTTCTTTAGAGTGTTCCGTACAAAGTCGGGAACAGGATGCAGTCCCCACGGAACGACGTTGGTCAGAACCGGATTATTCTTCTCGTTTGTAGTTGCTGTATCTGCCATGTTTACTTGTTTGCTGTGTGGAACGCCGTCAGAACTGATTGTGAATCACGTGGAATACGCAACTGCCGTCCCGTAGGCGCCTTGAGGGTCGCCTTTATACCGTTGGCTTGTGCAATGATCCACCAGAGAGTTTGGTCTCCGTAGTATTTCTTCGCCAACGCGTCCAAGTAATCAGTATCCGTAGCAATAATATAGATATCCGAGAACGAGATTGGAATGGTGGGATATGTCGTCGTCAGATGAACACGTTTTCCATCCCATCTACGGTTTGAAGAATCTGTTGGGTATCTATTCATACGTGCAACGAATCTCCTCCAAGATATGATGATTTGTTTCCATACACGGGCGCACCATAGTCAATGATTATTTCCGGAGCTGCTGAAATCGCTGGAATCTCAACGGATTCCTTGTTTGTCATACTTCCGTTTGATGACATTGCAAACGTTGTCCCGATGATTTCAGTATCAAAATAGTGCCAATCTTGAGTTTGACACAACCGCTTTTCCATCAACGTCATCGATAGTGAGATATCAACTTTCATTGGCAACTGCATCGTCGTCTGTCCGCCGACCTTTATTTCTTGATGTGTACCGGTGAGATATGAATACACCGACGTTTGTTCCTTGGACAATTTCGTGCGAATGATTTCCCACGGAGTGTCATCGGGAACGGTCAATCCAAATGACCGAATAATTGCGGGCTGATCCACGAACATATCACCGATTCTGAATGTTATTAGTGGTGGGTACATGAAGCCGGCGGTGCCAGCCCCATCCGTATACTTACTCGGCCGAGTCAATCCGGACAAGTAATTTATACGTTTCCACATCGGCCACAACTCACGAACGCTGTTAGCGTACACCGAGAAGTTGATATTCAAATCCCGATTGAATCCCTTGTAAGTATACAGTTTGTCAGCACGCCCCATATACTGAACGTCATCCCAGTCGGCCGTATTGACCTCATTGATTCCTGTAACCGTTGCCCGAAATGGAATGTACTTTCGATTTATCAAATCGTAGAAGTAGAAGAAAATGGTGTCTCTCGACTGGCGTTCTTCTTTTGGATTTACCAATTCGGACGGAAGTTTTGTTGAACCACCTGAAACAACATCGAGCATGTTGTACGAATCGGCGGCGTGTTGAGAACTGACGGCTGACAACAACCCTGGATTTTTTAGTGATGTACTATCGTTGGCGTCTTTTGTCTTTGAGTATTCTTCACCGATCTTCGCGCTCGCCGACAACTGTTTATAGGGCTTGATTCCTTTGTGATAAAACGTTTCGGCACTTGTAGGGCCAACCAACTGTGGATTCTTTAGCTTCCAACCATTCAGAACCGTTTCCCACCGATTGATATCCGCTCTGTTTACGATATTAGAGGTCTGTATCTGATTTTCGGTCGCGGACGGTCTGGACTCAGTTGAGAACTCCCTATCGTCACGTTTGTTGACAACGGACTTTCCACGAACCACATTCGGAGAAAATGCTCCGTTGGCGAGCAACTGTTGCATTCCAGTCAGATCGTATCCATCACTTACTATTGTTCCAGGTGTCTCCGAGTAGATTTTATCCGGTGTATAGACGTGGATGTCTTTCGTGATGTAACTGTCAACGTTTTCACGGTTCTTGGTGTTGCGAACGTTATAACGTAGTAGAGTTGCTCTATCTTCCAAGAATGTATCAAATACATTGCTCTTGCTTGAATATTCTACACGAAGTTTCCAGTCGGCATTACCGGTCTTTGTACTCGGAATGTATTGGCTCAGTCCCTTCATCAACGCCTTACCAAGGCTGGACAAAAATCCGCCCTTTTCATCGGACGATGCTGCGCCTACCCATTTTGCCGAAAATCTTGTTTGAGCGTGTGACGATGAATCGTAACGAAGTAATCCACGATTAGCTATACCATCTCCCGTATTAGCTTGCAGAGAAATTCCATTTTCCTTGGCATCCGTTGCTGTCCCAGGCACCGGATCTTTACTTGGATTGTTGATGCCGATGGAACTCTTTACTGCACTTTTTACAATGTTTACCAATCCTCCGCCGGCGACCTCCAGATGGCGTTGCGGGTAGTCCATTAGTCCCATCGCACCCTTGCGTGCGGAGGATGTGATTATGGTCAATGGATTCCAAATACGCGTTTCGTTAAAGGCGTTTTGTTTCTGTAACGCAAACTGTGTCGCCGAGAAGAAGACACCCTTACCGGACGCCATCATCTTAGTCATTCGTTCGACGTCCTGCACAACTGCTCCAGGAGAAAATCCCTGACTGTCAAATTTCTTGATATAC